TGACATACTTAACAAAGCTCGTAAGGCAGTTGACCGTATATCTAAGTAGCATATATAATGTACAACTAAAGAGACCCAAGGGTCTCTTTTTATTTGGAGATATGCATGAATGTATACTTGAATTTAAAACCGAATACACATGATGGGGAGTCGGACCTCTTGACACTTGATGTCCCTTCAGCTTATACTGAAGAGATAATGAGGCATGTCCGTCCCATAGCAGAAAACAAAAACGTTCCTGAGATAAGAATTCTTAAGGACATTATTAAACAATCTATTAACGAAATCGAGAGGAGAAATTATGAGCGTAAGAATCGTAAGAATGCGAAACGGTGAAGATGTTATTTGTGATCTTTATGAAGTTACAACTAAGGAAAAACCTGATGAAGCAGTTGCGTTTCAATTAGTTCATCCTTATAATGTTTGTGTTCTAGAACAAGAACCAGAGTTAGTAGTTGAAGGTGACGATACTAATATTCATAAGATTAGTGATCCTGAAATTAACTTTACCCCTTGGGCTCCTCTTGCTAAAGATCGAAAGATCATGCTCAAGATGGAAGAAGTGGTGACGGCATACGAGACCTTTGAAGAGGTCATTACAAAATACAACGAATTAGTGGAGGCAGTAAATGGAAGAGGGAATGGAGATGGTGCAGACACCACAGGAAGCACCGTTAGCACCGATGGAGGATACGCAACTGCAGCAACAAATCAAAGTGATACTGTTGAAGCAACGACCTGAGTATCTAATAGGAGCAGTAACAGAACTTGATGAAGAACCTAGTATCTTAATTGAGAATTGTTTTGAGGTTCTAGATGATGAAACTCTAACTCCGTTTCCATCATTTACACAACAACGTGACATGTTCTTGACTTCTGATGTGATTATGAGTATACTAGACCCAAGTCCAAACTTGGTGGAGTTATACAATTCTAAATGAGTCAGTTCTACACGAACATTCAACTCGCTGGTGACACGATATTATATCGGGGGTACGATAATGGCGAACCTGTCCAATTTCGTACTCAATTTTCCCCAACTCTCTATGTCCTATCTAAGGACAAGGATGAGAAGTTTAAGACACTTGATGGGAGATCTGTTTCTCCTATCCAATTTAGTACTTCAAGAGAAGCACGTGAGTTTATTAAACAATATACTGACGTAGATAATTTTGAAGTACATGGTTACGAACGTTTTGTATATCAATACATGCGTCAGGAATTTCCTGGTGAAGTTGATTATGATATTAATCAGATGAGAATCTTTGCGTTGGACATCGAGGTTCAATGTGATAACGGATTCCCTTCTGTAGAAGAAGCAGCAGAAGAAATGCTTTCGATTACCATTAAAGATATGGTGACGAAAGAATTTTTTGTATGGGCTGTTAGAGAATTTGAAGCACCTGAAGGTGTTAAGTCTCATATCTTCTGGAATGAACGTGATATGCTTATGAGTTTTCTTGACTGGTGGTCAAAGAATACTCCTGATATACTTACAGGTTGGAACGTTAATCTATATGACGTACCTTATATTGCTCGTAGAGTTAATAGGGTTCTTGGTGAGAAGTGGATGAAGTCTCTGTCACCTTGGAACCGTGCTAATGAAAGAGAAGTATATGTACAGGGACGTAAAAATTATGCTTACGATGTGTCTGGGATTAATATCCTAGATTATCTCGATTTATATCGTAAGTTTACTTACACTAACCAAGAGTCATATAGACTTGACCATATTGCTTTTGTAGAATTAGGTCAGCGTAAGTTAGACCATAGTGAGTATGAGAACTTTAAAGATTTCTATACAAGAGATTGGCAGAAGTTTATTGAATACAACATCCAAGACGTTGAGTTGATCGACAGACTGGAAGACAAGATGAAATTGCTTGAGCTTGCCATTACTATGGCATATGATGCTAAAGCAAACTTTGAAGATGTGTACAGTCAGGTACGCATGTGGGATACTATGATATACAACTATCTTACTGATAGAAATATTGTAGTACCACCCCGAAAGGGATCTAAAAAAGATGAAAAATACGCAGGAGCTTATGTCAAGGAACCGATACCAGGACGCTATGATTGGGTGGTCTCTTTTGACCTTAATAGCTTGTACCCTCATCTTATTATGCAATACAATATCTCACCAGAGACCCTCTGGGAGACTCGACATTCCAGTGCGAGCGTTGAGAGGATCTTAAATCAAGAGATTGATTTTGATGGTAAGTTTTCTGTATGTGCTAACGGTGCTCAGTATCGTAAGGACGTGCATGGATTCCTACCAGAAATAATGCAGAAGATCTATGATGAGCGTACGATTTATAAGAAGTTGATGCTTAAAGCAAAGACTGAGTATGAAAAGAACTCAAGTGAGAAACTGAAGAAGGATATTAGTAAGTATAATAATATCCAGATGGCACGTAAGATTCAATTGAACAGTGCTTATGGTGCTATTGGTAATCAATACTTTAGATACTACAACCTAGCGAATGCAGAGGCAATTACTCTGTCAGGTCAGGTTAGCATCCGTTGGATTGAAGCAAAAATGAATCAGTACCTGAACACGGTACTTAAAACAGAGGAGAAAGATTATGTTATTGCTAGTGATACTGATAGTATCTACCTCAATCTTGGTGATTTGGTTGAAGGTGTATACAAGGGGAGAGAGAAAACTGATGAGAGCGTTGTTAGGTTCCTTGACAAGGTGTGTGAAACTAAACTTGAACCTTATATTGAAAGTTCTTATGAAGAACTGGCCAACTACGTTGGAGCATACGAACAGAAGATGATAATGAAGCGAGAGAACATCGCTAACAAAGGTATATGGACAGCAAAGAAAAGGTATATTCTCAACGTATTTAATAGTGAAGGTGTTCAGTATGCTAAACCTAAACTTAAAGTTATGGGTATTGAGTGTGTTAAATCCTCCACACCTGGTGCTTGTAGAGATAAGATTAAAGAGTGTTTGACTGTTATTATGAATGAAGATGAAGAAGCAGCACAGAAATTTATTGCTGACTTTAAACAAAAGTTTGATTCTTTACCTGTTGAAGATATATCATTCCCTAGAGGATGTAATGGGATAAATAAGTGGGCGAATCCATCTACGATTTATAGTAAAGGCACCCCCATACACGTGCGAGGTGCTTTACTTTTCAATTATTATAATAAGAAAAATAAATTAACACACAAGTATCCCTTAATACAAGATGGGGAGAAGATTAAATTTGTTTATCTTAAGACTCCTAATAAAATGGGAGAGAATGTAGTCTCTTTTTTAGGCACATTCCCAAAAGAATTCGGACTTGACAAACAGGTAGACTATGATCTACAATTTAGTAAGAGTTTTCTTGAACCTATTAGGGTGATTATGGATAAGATCGGATGGAAGCCTGAAAAAATTGCTAGTTTGGAGTTCTTATTTGGATGACCACTTACATAGTTGAATACAAGAAAGCTTTTGGTGCTGGTGCTATGCCAGATGAAAAAGAATTCTTCGATAAAGGAGAAGCGGAATGGTTTGAGAAAGCTATGAAGCGATCTAATTACATTACAAAATTAATTTTAAAAACACCATGAATTTTTTGAAAGATATCGTAAAGGAGATTGATAATGAGTATGCTACCTTGGTCGCAGATGGAGTTGCAGCTGGTGATACAAACAATTTTATTGACACTGGTAGCTATATTTTTAATGCTCTTGTATCTGGGTCAATATTCGGGGGAATCCCAGGAAATAAGATCACTGCTCTCGCTGGAGAGTCAAGTACTGGTAAGACTTATTTCTGTCTTGGCGTTGTCGAGCATTTTCTTAAGTCTAATACCGATGCTGGTGTCATTTATTTTGAATCAGAATCTGCTATAAGTAAAGATTTAATTGAGACAAGAGGTATAGATTCATCTCGTATGATGGTAGTACCTGTTACTACAGTACAAGAATTTAGAACTCAATCTATAAGAATTCTGGATAAATATTTACAACAAGATCAGAAGGATCGTAAACCTTTAATGTTTGTTCTTGACTCTCTTGGTATGCTCAGTACCACCAAGGAGATTGAGGACAGCGAAGCAGGTAAAGAGACACGTGACATGACTCGTGCTCAAGTTGTCAAGTCAATTTTTAGAGTCCTTACGCTTAAATTGGGTAAGGCTAATGTCCCTCTTATAGTTACAAATCATACCTACGATGTGGTCGGCAGTTATATCCCAACTAAAGAAATGGGAGGCGGGAGTGGCCTCAAGTATGCCGCTTCTACAATCATCTATCTTAGCAAAAAAAAGGAAAAGGATCAGAAAGAAGTTATTGGAAACATTATCAAAGCTAAGAGTGCTAAATCGAGAATCGCAAAAGAAAACTCCCAAGTAGAAACAAGATTGTTTTATGATGAGAGGGGACTAGATTCTTATTATGGTCTACTGGAACTTGGTGAGAAATATGATATGTGGAAAAATGTAGCAGGTAGATATGAAATGAACGGTAAGAAAGTATATGCTAAAGCAATTCTTTCTGAACCAGAAACATATTTTACTGCTGAGGTAATGCAAGCACTAGATGAATGTGCTAGGAAGGAGTTCTGCTATGGTAGCTGAACTAAAAGATTATATTAAATGTTATGATGGATTAGTTGATGCAGACTTTTGCAGTTCTATTATTGAAGCGTTTGGTAAATCAGAAGTTGAATACTTTGATAGAGAACAGAGACCTTCGTTTCATGAGTTTAATATTTCTCAAAGATTTATTGCAAAGGATCCATTATGGATGGGTATTCAAACCAAACTAAGTAAGACTCTTATTGATGCTGTAGAACTTTATATGGAAGAACTGGATTTAGGACCAGACTTTCCTGTTAAGTATGCTTTTGAACAGCATCGTATGAAGATGTATGACAATAATAATTATGATCAGTTTAAAGATCATGTTGATGTACAAAACTACGATTCTGCACGTAGATTTCTAGTTTGTTTTGTTTATCTTAACTCCGTTCGTAGGGGTGGAGAAACTAATTTTCCTAAATTAGGCTATGCAGTTAAGCCAGAATGTGGTAGAATACTTTTGTTCCCTGCAACATGGCAGTACCGACATGCAGGTCTTCCCCCTAAGACAGGGAAGAAATATATTATCGGTTCTTATTTACACTACGTATGAACTTAGAAATTACTATCCTCAGTAATTTAATCTATAATGAAAAGTATGTCCGTAAGGTCTTACCTTTTATTAAGCAGGATTATTTTACTGTTCGAGTATATAAGATAATCTTTCTTGAAATACATGAATACATTACAAATTATAATACACCACCTTCACTTAATGCATTAAGTATTGAGTGTCAGGAAAGAACAGATTTAACTGAAGAACAATTTAAAGATATTACGGAGGTGCTAGGTGGCTTATCCGATGAGAAAGCAGACTTGGATTGGCTTGTTGATACAACGGAGAAGTGGTGTCAGGAGCGAGCGATTTATCTCTCGCTTATGGAGAGTGTCAAGATTGCTGATGGTCAAGACGAAAAGAGGGATAAGGGAGCAATTCCACAAATATTAAGTGATGCCCTTGGTGTATCTTTTGATGCAAATGTTGGACATGATTATGTTTTAGATGCTGAGACTCGTTATGATTTCTATCATAAGAAAGAAGATAAGATTCCCTTTGATTTGGAATACTTCAATAAGATTACAAAGGGTGGTCTTCCGAATAAAACACTTAACGTTGCTCTCGCTGGTACTGGTGTTGGTAAGTCTTTGTTTATGTGTCATGTCGCAGCTTCAGTTCTTCTACAAGGAAAGAACGTACTATACATCACGCTTGAAATGGCTGAGGAAAAGATTGCTGAGAGAGTGGATGCTAATTTATTGAATGTTAATATACAGAAGTTGGCAGAGATGCCAAGGATGATGTTTGAAAAGAAGATTGAAAAACTTTCTAAGAAAACACAAGGCAAACTTATTATTAAAGAGTATCCTACAGCATCTGCACATGTAGGACACTTCAAAGCATTACTACAGGAACTTGCTCTTAAGAAGAGTCTTAAACCTGATATTGTATTTGTAGATTATTTAAATATATGTGCTTCACAGAGGTATAAAGGATCTATCGTTAACAGTTACACTTATGTTAAAGCGATTGCTGAAGAGCTTCGGGGTCTTGCTGTCGAGTCTAACGTCCCGATTGTTACTGCTACTCAAACTACTCGTGCTGGTTTCGGTTCTAGCGATGTTGACCTTACTGACACTTCAGAGTCCTTCGGACTCCCTGCTACTGCTGACCTTATGTTCGCTCTCATATCTACTGAGGAACTGGAAGCGATGAATCAAATCATGGTTAAGCAGTTAAAGAATCGCTACAACGATCCTACAATGAATAAGAGATTCTGTGTAGGTATTGACAGATCTAAGATGAGGTTGTATGATATACAAGATGCTCAAACTGATCTAGTTGATTCTGGAAAAGAAGTTGAGATCGTTAAAAAAGTTGCTGGTAAAAAAACATTCGCAGAACTAAAGTATGATTGATTTCAAAAGGTATGAAGAATTTGTAGATGCAGTTACATCTAATGAAAGTAAAAGTGCAGAAGCATTTTCAGTTCGTTTAAGAGAACTATATTCAGAAGGACTTCCTATAGAGAGACTTCTTACTGCAGCAGTAGGAATGTCTGCAGAGTCAGGAGAGTTTACTGAAGTAGTAAAGAAGATGATATTCCAAGGCAAACCAGTTAACGAAGAGAATCTATTTCATCTTAAGAGAGAACTTGGAGATATTATGTGGTATGTTGCTCAGGCATGTATGGCACTTGATACTTCCTTTGATGAAATTATTGAGATGAATGTTGAGAAGTTACAAAAAAGATATCCAGGTGGGAAATTCGACATATATAAATCGGAAAACCGATCACAGGGAGATGTATAAATGCCATTAGTATTCATTATTCTAGGTTCATCATCTATCGGTGTTGCACTTGCACTTTATATACTTCGTAAATACGATCCCCATAATTAACTATGCCATTATCAGAACAAGTTGAGACCTCTCTTATAGAGGCACAAGAAGATCTACGTAACGCATTATCATTTGCAGCACGTACTGAGAAACCATATATCTCAAAACATATTGCAGACATGATGTCTAATATTGATAACCTCATACACGTGGTACCATTACTAGAGCAAGTTGAAGATGGACTTACCGATTGACGATAAGGAATTTGATTTGATTATTACTCAATTATGGAAGAGTCGTAAATCTGAATCAGAAGTAAAGGATCTTTATGAAAAATTAAAATCGTTTAGAGAAACATTATGATGCACTCCAAAGATACCGTAAGAGAAAATCTCCTTATGATGATGAGAGATTTTTGTTATAAGAAAGGAGAGTTTAAACTTTCTTCTGGTAAAATGAGTGAGCATTATGTTAATTGTAAACCAGTTACTCTATCAGGTTGGGGATTATCATTAGTATGTCCTTTGATGGTAGAGTGTTTAGAAGAAGATACTGTATCAGTAGCAGGACTTACTCTTGGTGCTGATCCTTTAGTAGCAGGAGTTGCATTATCAGCATTACTGCAAGAGAAACCTATTGATGCTATGATTGTTCGTAAGGAACCTAAAGGTCATGGTACTGGTGCATGGATAGAAGGACCAGTTAAACCATCTGGATCTAAAATAACTGTATTGGAAGATGTAATTACTACAGGTGGATCTGTTTTAAAGGCAGTAGATAAGTTACGTGATGCAGATTATACTGTTGAACGTGTTGTAACTATTGTTGATAGAAAGGAACATGATCCGTTTACTTTTTTAGATGCAGGTTTAGAACTTGTAAGTTTATTTGACATAACTGATTTCCATGATTAAACAAATAGATACAAAAGAATACATGCAAGATGGATGGGATAGTGGACCTATTGGTTCTCATCCATATAAGCGTGGAAGTAGGCATAATAAAATTGGTATGTTTATTATGTGGACTTTCTATACAATCGTTATCATTCAAGTACTTTATGCTCTATCAGTACTTCCTATAATATTCACATTAATGGTAGGACTTGGATTATTGTATGGTGCATTCGTAGTAATTATAGCCCCCTAACATGGAACTAAACGATTTAAATGTTAATAATGTTCTTGATGAGATCCGTCCTTATATAGAAGCAGACGGAGGTTATCTTGAGTATGTTGCAATAGACTATCTTAAAGATGGTCCTATTGTTATGGTTAGACTCCTTGGTGCTTGTGCTGGTTGCTCTATGAGTGCTCAGACCATGACTATGGGCATAGAACGTCTAGTCCAAGAAAGATTTCCCGAAGTACAACAGGTAATTTCAGTATGATGTTAACTCAAAAGATGATTAATGAAATCCAATTAGCGATGACTCACACCAAGAAAGATGGTACGGTCAATTGGAAAGATGGTGATGAGATAGATGTATGTCTTGCTGGCACATTTGCTGGTGATAAGTTTATAACTATCATTAATAGAACACGTAGCAATACTACAAAGAAATGAAGATGGATACACAGGGTATGTCTGCAGACAGAGACCCTAATGATAAAACTCCTATCGTTCCTCAAAAACATAAACCTGCAATCATCACTCCAAGAAGATTGTTTACAGAGTGTATGGTAAAGGAGTTGAAAATTCTTATTAATGAAGTACTAGATGAAAGAGAAGGTAAATTCGACTACGTATCGTATTTTGATACAGAACACTATAAACATTTTGTCGGAGACAAGGAGCCACCTTACGAGCGATAAATATATCGGAGACCTGCGTGAACTAATGGCCGACGATCTAACTGCTGCACAAGAAAATGTAAGTGCAAAATTTTTCCAATTATTTTTAGATAATAATTGGGATCCAAGTGATGAGAAATATACATCTTTGTTATCAGATTGTTTTGGATCTACTGGACTGATGCCTCTGGGAAATTCAAAGGCAGATATAGACTGGAGAAGTAATTTTGACAAACAAGTATTAGCATTACAGCAGTATATGGTATCAAGAACGATACCTTCTTCTGGATGGAAATTGTCTAGGGGTGATGGTATGATGGGATTTCTTAATGGTATTGCACAGAGTAGATGTGGTGTAACAGGATCATTAGATAGTTGGAATCCTATGGATGTAGTAGCAGTTAAGAAAACAAAAGAACAAGCATTAAAAACAAAGATTGAACAGGATGTAATTAGAGGTGTAGAACCAGAGACTAATAAGGGAATATTAAATGGTATAATGATAGAAGCTATAATGAAGAAAGAGTTGATGCCTATATCGTTGAAGAAGATAAATTCTAAAGAACGTCCTGCTATAGAAGTAAGTAAGGATCTTAAAGGAACTAATGCAAAGTTAAAGGCAAAGCATTATTTCAAATTTGAAAATTTTATGTGTGATTTAGAGTGGGATACTAATAAGAATGAGTGGAAAACCGCACAGGAAATTTCTTGGGATATGAATGATAAGGGTGGAGTAGTTAGAGCACCTTATTATGTTCATGTACAGGCAAGAGCATTCTCTGGAAAGAAATCAAGAGAGAAACCTCAGCATTCATTAGCAGCAAAAGGTGCTGGTGCTATGTTAGGAAAATCTTCTATTGTTCCTTTAGATGATTTTGTTAAAAAATTAGGGTACCGTGCAGTTCCTTCTCCTTCTCAACATAGATACATTCCAAATGCAGGACAACCTTGGAAACAAACTCAGAAAAATTATTGGTCTGCTTTATATCAACGTTTAAAGGGTGTTACTATTGATGGACAGAAGATAAAGTTTGGAACTCCTGGTGCTTATGGACAAAAAATTGAGAAAGGATTTGATGCAGTTTTGGAAGCTGCATGTAAAGCTGATGAAGAAGATGCTAGGACTCCGAATGGAAGGTCTGCTGGTAGTAGATTGACTGCAAAGTTATGGGGATTAGAATGGATATCTAGGTATAATGAAATATCTAAGGCAGGTAAATGGGAACAGTTTACATATCAATTATATAAAGCTAGTACAAAAGAGTTACCTGGTACTGGTCCTTTTATAAAAGTATTTGGACAGACTGGTAGATCCCGTAAAGAAATGAAGAAGCATATTGAAACTCTTCCAGCACATAATATTGATTGGGACAACCTATAAACTGGCACACTATTAGTTTTTAAGGGGGAAAATTCTGCTATAATACAGGTGTAGACAGAGATCCTATGCCAAACAAGCACCTAGAACATCCTGAAGATACTATCCTAGATGGTCGGAGGGTTGCTTTACGTACAGTAAAAGAACTTATTAAGACAAAGACTCTATCTGTTAAGTGGGACGGTGCTCCTGCTATAGTATTTGGCATGACAAACGGATCATTTTTTGTTGGTACGAAGTCAGTATTTAATAAGAGAAGACCAAAGATTAATAGGTGTCCAGAAGATATTGATAAGAATCATAAGGGAGTTGTTGCAGATATACTTAGATTATGTTACCGTCATCTTCCTAGAGTTGATGGTATCTATCAGGCAGATTGGATTGGTGTAGGAGGTGGTCAGATATATCAACCTAATACTATTGAGTATAGATTTGGTGAACCAATATACAGTAAGATTATTGTAGCACCACATACACAGTACACAGAGTTAAGTCCTACTGCGGAAGCAAAGATGGGAGTAAAACTTCCTTCATCTGATGAGTGTTATATGGTAGACACTAATAATGCAGAAGTAATACCACCTTTAAAATGGACAGAACTTTTAAAGATTTTACCTAGTATTGTACGATCAAAAGTACCTTCATCACGTGTAGAAATAGCAAAATATATTAATACCTACATTAGAAATGGTGAGGTTCCGCGTCCTGAGCATATGTACTCTCAGTTAGATGCTAAATATAAGTGTGAAGTTAATGTGCATACTTTTAAGTCATGGCATTTGATCTCACAATTGAAAAAGCGTCTACTAAATGCGATTGTTGTTCATGATAATGTGACATGTTATATTGATGGAGAACCTTCAGACCATGAAGGTTATGTTATTGTCTCTGAGAACCCATACAAAATCGTAGATAGACTTACCTTTAGTAAAGCAAACTTCAATCTTAATAAAAATTGGACGAATGAAAAAGTTTAGTGCTTTCCTATCCGAAGCTCAAAAGTCTTTTGCTGCTCAAGAAGCAGAGAGGTTACAATTAACCCATGTAGGTTACGGAAAATATGCCGATGTGAGAGGCAACGTAACACATATGAGCAAGGCAGGAAAATTAATTAAACTGTCTCCACAAGAACAAGGAGGACAAGAACAAGGTGGATCAGAAGAAGAAGGAGGAAGCGAAGATAAGGTCGATCAAGGTGCAATATCTGTTACTTTCGGAAGATTTAATCCACCTACTATTGGGCATGAGGCTTTAATAAAGAAGGTTGCGTCTACTGGAAAGGGTGGAGACTATAGAATCTATCCTAGTAGAACTCAAGATCCTAAAAAGAATCCTTTAGATCCTGGTAGTAAAGTTAAGTTCATGAAACAGGCATACCCTGATCATGCTAATGCTATTCAGAATAGTGAAGATATGAAAACTATCTTTGATGTTCTTACTGCACTTGATAGTGAAGGATATAGTGAAGTTAATATTGTAGTTGGTGGAGATAGAGTTAGTGAGTTTACGTCTCTGTCTGCAAAGTATAATGGTAAGTTATATAATTTTAAAGATATTAAAGTAACTTCAGCAGGTGATAGAGATCCAGATGCTGATGGTGTAGAAGGCATGTCTGCATCTAAGTTACGTAAAGCTGCTGCTGATAATGACTATGATACATTTAAGCAAGGACTTCCTAAGACATTAAGTAAAAAGCAATGTGAGGAATTATTTTCTGCTGTACAACAGTCTATGAAAGTAGAAGTGTCAGAAGATTTTAATGAAGTTTCCTATCAGTTATATGAGATTGCACCTAAATTAGATCCGAAGGGTTTGCGAGAAGCATACTTTGAACAGGGTCTTTATTCAGTAGGTACACATGTCCAGAACGTCAACACAGGGATCATTTCTAAGATTGTTAGTCGTGGTAGCAATTACGTCATCTCTATTGATGAGCATGAGTTTGTATTTCGCACTTGGTTAAAGGATCTTGTAGAGGTAAATGATTTAAAATTCTTTAACTGGACTCCTGCTGGTGAGGTAGGTACTAAAGAGTTAGATGATTACGTTCGTAAATTAACTCCAGGCGAATTCATTAGGAAGATAAATAAAAAGGATAAGACAGCTACTCCCATAGGATTAAGATGATTGATACTAATACAAATCCCCTACCTGATATGACTGATGCCCTTAAAGAAGTAAAGGGGTATGCTAAAGGAGGTGAAGTAAAGAAAAAAAATGGTGAGCGTTGGCAGGATGATGACTGCGATGGTAAGTGGTATGAGAAAACTGATGTAGATGGAAAGATTAGTAAGAGAGAAAAGAAAGAGAAGGATAAACATTATTCTAAAGAAGAAGTAGAACAGGTTGATGAAAGACATGTAACTGCTTCTATGGGAAGACATGCTAAGAAGTGGAGAGAAGAACAAGCAAGGAAAAAGGATAGAGCTGATAATGCAAAGTGGGAAGAAAAAGCTAGGACTCATAAGTGGGATGGTAAGACATGGAATAAAAGGGACAAGCCAACTCATGAGAAGGGTACAGGACCACACGCTAGGAAAGCAGCAGAATCAGTAGAGTATGATGACGTTAAAGAAGCGATGCTTTTAACTAAAGCAGATAAGAAAGGTAATACTCCTGCATGGCAGAATAGAGACAAGAAAAATGTAAAGACAGGTGAGCCACTTTATAAGAAGGCAGATCATCTTAAGAAAGAAGAAGTAGAGATTGA